TCTGCTCTCCATCCGTATCTCCCTCAGTTCACGAGTTACTAGCACGTCTGTACCGTTCCGGACATGAAACAGGAAGATGTACAGCGCACAGTCAGTGCAGCTTCCATAGAGGCGAAACTAGGATTAGAAGGATATGACACACGCACCTCAGATCAGCGAACTAAGATTTCAAATAGCTCTGAAACTTCTACTGGCGTTGAATCGCCATATAGATCTACTGAAGCGGAAGATTTAGCTCGCACAGACCCAGACTTTCTTGCTGGTCTGGCAATGCCACTGACATTTCTCTACCTGTGGCCGTCAGTGTTGCGAGCAGTATGGGAATGGCTTACGACATATGTACAAAAGTCCAGAGATTTTAGTCAACTACTGCTGGGACTACCTCGCGGATTTGGTAAAACTACTCTCATTAAGATCTTCATTCTCTACTGCATTCTCTTCACAAAACGAAAGTTTATACTTGTAATCAATGCAAGAGAAGATCTAGCAATAAACACAGTATCTGATGTCTGCCGTATGCTTGACGAACCTAATATGGTTCGCTTGTTCGGTGACTGGAAGATTGGAGTAGAGAAGAACACTGCTACTATTAAGATCTTTGGTTTCAGAGGGCGTAGCATCATTCTCTGGGCAGCAGGAGTAGATACCGGTATTCGTGGTATCAATGTAGTTAATGAGCGCCCAGATGTAATGATTTTTGATGATATACAATCTCGCAAAGATGCAGATAGCAAGGTAGTATCTGAAGCTCTAGAAGTAAATATCATTGGTACTGCTATGAAAGCGAAGTCTCCTCATGGCTGTCTGTTCGTATTCATAGGTAATATGTATCCAACTCCGCATTCAATACTCCGGAAGTTGAAAGGTAATCCGAACTGGGTTAAATTCATTGCAGGAGGAATACTAGCTGATGGCACTAGCCTTTGGGAAGAACTACAGCCAATTAAGCAACTACTAGCAGAGTACCGGAATGATGCTAGTATGGGACACGGAGAGATCTTTCGTGCAGAAGTTCTGAATGATGAGAATGCAGCAGTTAACACCTCCATTGATCTCAATCTCGTACCACCTTATAAGTACGATGATACTGAACCAGCAACTCATAAGTTTGTAATAGTAGATCCATCCTCCGATAAAGCTAATGCTGACCTTGTAACTATCGGTTTAGTAGAAGTATATGACACCAAACCTGTACTTCGGAAGGTTCTAGAAGATAAACTATCTCCTGGTGAGATAGTTAAAGAATCAATCCGCATGTGTGTGGAACAGCAGTGCAGAGTAGTAGTTTTCGAAGCACAGGGCGCTCAGTATCAGTACCTTTACTGGTTTAAAAAGACTTGTGAGGAACTAGGTATATATGGCTTAGAAGCCCTAGAAGTATATTCCGGTCAAATGAGTAAGAATGGCCGAATTATCAACATGCTGAAGATGTACATTAAAGGTGAGATCTGGTGTCACCCTGACTGTAAGATACAGGCACATGACCAGATTAAGAACTTTAATCCAGCTAAGCGAGATAATAATGATGGTATCTTGGATGTAATGACCTACGCTCCAAAAGTACTAGAAGAATATGGAGATTACATTCAAAGTGTGACTAATGTATTTGAAATGCAAGAGTTTGAAACTACAAAAGTGTGGGATTCTAACACATCATTCTGAGAAAGTGACACTAAACCTATGACCGCAGCTACTCCATTCATTCTCCCTAAAAAAGTGCAAGAAGGTATTATCCAATACAATCGTGCATGTTACTCTCTATTGAATACTCAGTGGAATATACGCTTGCAGATGCAGCAGGTGGATCTAGCATACATGAGAGAGAATGACTTTACTACTGTTAATAGGCGCGCTCAGATTGCTAACCAATATGGAGACTCCACCAAACTCCGTAATGTAACTATCCCTATCGTACTTCCACAAGTAGAGAACTTCACTGCTCACATGTGCAGTGTATTTCTATCAGGTAATCCTATATTCGATGTAGTAGCATCCCCAGAGTACGAAGATGCTGCTATCCAGATGTCTACTATTCTTGAGAACAATCAAATCCGAGGTGGTTGGACTAGAGAGATAGAACTGTTCTTCCGCGACTCTGCGAAGTATAATATCTCATTCCTAGAAGCTTCCTGGGCTAGAGAGATTACAGCAGTTCTGGAGACTGATCTATCCTTCTCCGCTTCCCAAGGTAAACCTAAAGAAGTAGTGTGGGAAGGTAATCGTATCAAACGCTGGGATCCTTACAACTCCTTCTGGGATACTCGTGTATCTCCTGTAGATCTTCCCAAGAAAGGTGAGTTCGCAGGTACAGTAGAGCTAATGGGCCGGGTGCAACTGAAACAATTCATTGCCACTCTCCCAGACAAACTTACAGAGAATCTCACTGAGGCATTTGAATCCGGAATTGGCTTTGTCTCAGGTGCGAATATTGGTATTGGTGGAGCTGAATCCTATTTTGTTCCTCAGATCAATCCTAATGCGATTCTTAATTACAATCCTCAGTGGGGAACTGATTGGATGATGTGGGCACAGGCTTCTGGAACTGTGCCAAAAATCAATTATAAAAATATGTACACAGTTACTACAATCTATGGTCGCATCCTTCCTGCCGATTTCGGTATGCGAGTTCCTTCACCTAACACTCCTCAGGTATGGAAGTTTATCATTATTAATAACCAGGTCCTTATCTACGCAGAGCGCCAGACTAATGCACATGGAATGATTCCAATACTAGTAGGCTCTCCTATGGAAGATGGTCTCGCATACCAGACTAAATCATTTGCAAATAATGTGCGCACGCAACAAGAAATCGCATCTGCACTTTGGACTTCTATTATCCAATCTCGTAGGAGAGCTATCAGTGACAGAAAACTCTTTGACCCTTCTAAGGTTCGCGAAGTGGATATCAACTCTGATAATCCTAGTGCCGCTATTCCTGTTCGTCCTGCTGCTTATGGTAAACCATTAGATCAGGCAGTCTACGCATTCCCTTACCGTGATGATCAAGCTGGTATCATCTTTCAGGAGTCTGATCGCTTAGAAGGTATGGCAGATAAGACTTCTGGATTCAATCGCGCCCAGCAAGGTCTGTTCACGAAGGGTAATAGGACTAAGCAGGAGTTTGATACTATCACAGCTCATGCTGATGCAAGACCTCAGATGACTGCACTGAAAATGGAAGTGCAGGTATTTGCACCACTGAAGGAGATACTGAAGTTAGATGTACTTCAGTATCAGGGTGGAGGGATTAGTCTATTCAGTCCTAGCAAGTCGAGAGGAGTTAAGATTGATCCAGTAGCACTCCGGAAAGCTGTATTTACATTCAAGGTGAGCGATGGTCTCATTCCTACAGAGAAAGAGATTGATGGAGATGCATTCGCTACTGCTCTACAAGCAATCGCATCTCAACCTTCCTTAGGTGCAGGATACAACATCACTCCTATGTTTTCCTATCTTATGAAAACTCAAGGAGCTAAACTCTCTACCTTTGAAAAGTCTCCTGAGCAAATAGCATTTGAACAAGCAAATGGAGCATATCAGCAAACTCTTAGACTCATTGGTGAACTAGCATTGAAACAAGGTATTGATCCTAGTAAGATTCAGTGGCCACCAGCTCCTACACCAGAACAGTATAAGTATGATCCTAGTAAGCCGATTATTCCTGATACTTCCACAGGTACATCTCTCCTAGCAGCTGCACTATCTCCACCCACAGCAGCAGCACAAACCTCAGAAGTACCATCAAATGCAGGAGAAGGTAATGTCACATAGAGTAGATACCTCATTCACTCGCTATGTATTCACTCCTGAGGAGGAGATGAATGCTTGCCTATTCAATGATCTTCAACTTCAATGGTTACAGAATGAACTAGCTCTGTCTGCTGAGACTAAACTCGCTCTGGAAGTAGATTCAACCAATGTAACTAAGTTCATACAAGATGAAGCATTCAATGCAGGTAAGATTCAATTCATCCAATACGCATTACAGTGTCACGAAGATTCAGTTGCTAAACTGAAAGT